CGTTTAAGTGTTCGTCCCTTTCGGGCTACGCTACAAAAACGAGGCATTTGCCTGGCTGTCCTCCCGTCCAGTCATACTCACAGCGATGACTTTGGCAACCACGAGGTCCAATCGTGGTCACAAACGGCAGCTCAGGTGCGATGCCCTTCCGGGGCTTTTCACAGGCAACAGCAGGCGCTCAGGCGAAGGGGGATCCGGGGTACTAGCCCTTCACTCATCCCTTGCCATCGCGAGGCCGCAAACCTGCAAGAATCGCAGTCAGTTTCATTCATTTATACTCCGGACTAGACCTACGGAGTCGTGCTGGATTGGCGCGTCGCAATTCCCATAATCTTTAACGTGGATATGGCGATCCACTGGCATTCTTTATACTCCGGCCACACTGCGGAGTCGCGAAATTGAATTCTATTTGTCCCACTCTCCAAACGTCGAGCAAGCTCGCGTGGTGGGCGTGCCAAGTTCACCAAAGCAAACACACATGAAAGGGTGCTACCGTAGCTCGCGGCATGCACCAAACAGTCAACTACACAAACTAAAACACGCAGCATCACAGTGGCGCATGGGAGGCCGGGCTCTAGGCCAGGCTTACGATCATCTGACACTGCGTTCCCGCAGCAGTCAATGTCCCAGCAGCGCCTGACATCGTGCATTGGATCTGAAACGTATCAGTCCCATTACACGGTACAACTGCGAACAGGGTGTTAGACGCAAAGGAGTTATTGCCTGTCCCCGCAATTTGGTTCTCCGAGCCAGCGGCCTTCGAAAGGGCGGCACCATTTTTGAACATTGCAAGGACTAGCGTGTACTCCTCATTGGCAGAATCATGCCCTGTAATTTGAACCTCAATCCTGTAGACGCCAGCTGGTGGTGTAAACACACCAGAGGCTCCAGCACCAATGCCCAGCGGATCGAAGACCAGCGTATCCCAATTGAGGGCCGCCGCCACAGTGGTGGTAAAAGTCTGAGATGCGTTCAAGGTGTAGAAAGAGGTAATTGCTGGTGCTGTGTTGGGCGCGGGATCATTCTGAGGTGTGAAAAACTCAAAATCATATTCCAACCAGAGCTTGCCAATGGTAGTGGTTCCTGTCTCATTGTTGCTGATGACAAAAATCTTCCCAATGTCGTAAGTTTTCTGGTCCCCTGCTACTGCAGCAGAGCGCACGTAACGCCGCGGTCCGAGACCCATGGCGGCTGACATGTCACACTCGAGGGAGAGGTCTCTCCAACAAGAGTCTTCGACTGTCCCAACACAATCCGAGGCTTGTGTCTCGGTAGTAGGTGTAGGCTTGCTCACGTCGTAAAACGGCGTCAACATGATATCCCCCTGCGTAGAGGTTGGTGCAATAGGAATGTAATGCGCGCGCAGTGAATGACAAGCATACTGCTCGAACAAAATCGCTTGTTGCGACAACCAGGGGAATGTTGCGGCTAAACCTGGATTCAGCACTAAGGTGGATTGTACTACGAAGCCTGTCGAGCCAGCAATTGTTGCTAGGACTAGCTCCCGATGCCTGACACGGAGATTCCCGTTAGTCATTCGATCCACTTGAGGTGGGCCAGACTTCATCCGATAGGACAAAGCGGCCGGAGCTGCAGTGATGGCCTGAAGCCCACCGCCTCGTGCAGCACGAGGACGGTTGGCTGGAGCTCGCCGCCGACGCGGGGCTCCCTGTCTTTTGGTGCGCTTGCTTTGAGAAGGCCTAGGGCGCGCACGCATACCCTTGCCTCTTTTTCCGACGACTACTCGGCCGCCAGGCATAACGATAAACTTTGTTTATCGCCTTGCCCGCCCACCCGCTTGGTCAAAAGCTCATCCCAATGAGAGTAAATATCCACAAGCTGTGAATACTTCTTGCCACGTACAAGGCCTTTCGACGTGTACGGCGTTTGCCAAGCTGAATATGCCCGGAGAAATGCCATCCCGCCAAGTTCGTCGAACACGTTCTTGCGGATGACCCGTCCGAGGTCGCGGTAAAGTCCACGCGAATAAGGCTTCCCACGGAGAAACTCAACGTGGTCATCGCGGATGAGTTCGAGACCGGCACGAGCATAGTCCTCAACGATGCCCACCCTGTCCTTCACCACGAGATCATCCCCAAGGACGATCGCCTTCAAACCGAGGATCCTGACGAGAGCTGCATGAACAACCGAGTTCCCCAGCAGCGTTTCTAACAGTCCTGATGGCCAGACGCCACATCGTAGGCGTATCTCCCCAAAACCTGGCACACTAAGGATGGGATGAATGAGTGTCTTGACAAGCCACTCAACGTACACTTCAGGCAACCCACAAAGTCGATACTTCGTGCGAATGAACGTTTCCATCACTAGTTCGGGTAGTGATCTATCCCACTGTTTGACATCGTAGGCCGCTATCTCACCATCTACTGCCAAGCTTGTAACGGCGGCTCCAGCTTCGGAGTCAGACATTCCCACTGCCCATGGCATCGTAGGAAATCGCGCCTTTGCAAATTCTGCATCGGCACCGCCGGAGTAGTAG